GCTAACATGGCTCAATTCGTTCTCGATACTTCTCAACTTGATTTCGACGTATTAGGGCCAATCACATTTGCAACAGCGAGCGCTTCATTAGGATCAGTAACAGCAACGGCAACGGCAGAGATTGACAACATCGTCGCAGCTAACGCCCCACTTGGAGCATTGGTAGCACAGGCAAGCATTCCACAACCAACAGTTCAAACTGCTGGTTCGCTAGGAGTTCCGAATTATGTTCAGCCAAACATCATTATTCCAGAGATATATATAAAGCAACCAAAGAAAATAAAAGGAAAAGCAAAGACACGACTAGGCGCGATGAAAATACAAGCAACATCAAGAATAGATTTCTCTGTGTTGAATGACGACGCAGAGCTTCTCTTACTGATCTAGGATAAAAATGCCATATTTGATAAGCGATAAGCAGAGCGATTGTTCAGGATGGGCAACCGTCAAAGAAGAAGCCGATGGTTCATACACCACAATTGGATGCCACGAAAATAAGCAGGATGCCATCGACCAGATGGTGGCAGTTTCGATTGCAGAAGAGATGGAACCAGGCGGCGAAGTAAGCAAGCGAGAACTTCCGGATAATTATAGGCCAGCACTTTCAGAAGATGTGCCAGAAGGAAGAGCGTGCGGAAATTGCTTATTCTATAACGAAGAGAAGCAAAATCCAGAAGGAACCAAAGCATGGTGCGAGCGCTGGAATGATTATGTAGATGGAGCCTATTACTGCAACGCATGGCAACCACAAATAAACAGCAGACAAGTTGACCTAAGTGTTCCTCAATTTATTCAAGCAAACGCCAAACGCGGTCTTGAATATTTAGCAGAAGGTTATGGCGGCGACGGTCTCACAGAAGGAACGAAGCGAGCAGCTCGCGAAATGGCAGCAGGCAATATCACCGAAAATAAGATCAGGAAAATGGCCCCCTGGTTTGCAAGGCACAAAGTCGACGGCCAAGCACCGAAGAACAGCAACCCATCCGATCCCGGATACCCAGGCGCAGGATTAGTGGCCTGGCTTTTATGGGGCGGAGATTCCAACTTCAGCGACCGAGCACAAAACTGGGCGCAAAGAAAAATAGACGCACTCGACGCAGAAGCAGACTCAAGGAGCAAAATGACTAAGAAAATAGAACGCCGCACATTTACGATCAAGAACGTAGAGGCACGCCAGGCAGAAGATGGAACGATGCGCCTCTCCGGATACGCAGCCGTCTTCAACGAAGACAGCGTGCCGCTTCCATTCCTTGAGAGAATCGCACCCGGCGCATTTAGAAAGACCCTGACAGAGACACCAGACGTGCGCCTCTTAATTAATCACGAAGGCTTACCTTTAGCACGAACAAAGAACGGAACGCTTCGCCTTACAGAAGACGAAACCGGACTTTATATGGATGCCGATCTACCAGACACCCAGGCAGCTCGCGACCTTTACACACTGGTCGAGCGCGGCGACGTTGATCAGATGAGCTTCGCATTCAGAGTGATCCGCCAGAAGTGGAGCGAAGATCGCAGCCGCCGGGTTCTTACAGAGCTAAGCCTTTCTGACGGCGACGTTTCAGTTGTGACTTACCCGGCCTATCCAACCACCACAGTAGAAGCCAGGGAACAATTAAAAGCAGCGATGCAGGCAGTCAAAGAAGGACGCGATATCAGCCCAGAAACGATGATGGTTCTGGAAAATATTTTCTCCGATCTTTCAGAAGGCCACGAATACATAATGAAGGCCGCGCAGATCATGTCCGAGTTTATGGCGATGGAAGATTCTACTTATATGGATGAAGAAGAAGACCGCGCAGTAGACACCGTCGGCAGCTTCGTCTCCTGGGATTCTTCCGGCGGAACAGCACGCGGCAAGATCGTGCGCGTTGTCCGCGAAGGCACTCTCAATGTTCCAGAAACAGATTTCACAATCAATGCAGAAGAAGACGATCCTGCTGTTCTCATTCGCCTCTATCGCGAATTGCGAGATGGCTACGTTGCGACCGATACATTGGTAGGACATAAAGCGTCGACACTTACACTCATTGATGCGCTGCCAGAACCAAGCCCTGAAGAATCAAATCGCACGATTTCTCTTCGCCTTGCAAAAGCAATCGTAGAAAATACCAACTAGAATTCTGCTGCAATCAGCAGATACAAAGCCGGAGCGCCTCTCGCACCCAACATGCGCCGCGAGATTAAGTGACACCACTTTGATCCAAACCCTAATCAGAAGGAGATCAACACATGTCAAAGTCTTTCCTTGATAAGTTGATCGAGCGTCGTGATGCAGTTAAGTCAGAGATGGACGCAGTTCTCGAAGCAGTAGCAGAAGAGAACCGCACTGACCTAACAGAAGAGGAAACCACAAAGGTGGATACACTCGTAGAAGAATCACGCTCACTCGATACAAAAATTGAAAAGATGAAAGCACAAGCAGATGCAGATGCAAAGGCATCTGAAATCCGCTCAGCAGTTTCAGATGTTGTAATGCCACGCTCTACAGGCGGCGCAACAGTTACACGCGAAGAGCGCACATACTCAGCAAACTCAGGTGCATCATTCGTGAAGGACGCATTCAATGCGCAATTCTCAAATGACTACGCAGCAAATGAACGCCTTGCACGCCACATGCGTGAAGAGTCAATCGAACGCCGCGATGTTGGAACAGCACAATTCGATGGTCTTGTTATTCCACAATACCTCGTCGATCTTGCAGCTCCACTAGCACGCGCAGGACGTCCATTCGCAGATGCAGCGACAAACAAGATGGCACTTCCACCATCAGGTATGACACTCAACATCAGCCGCATGACAACAGGATCATCAACAGCCGTTCAAGTTACACAGAACGACGCAATCTCAGAAACAGATATTGATGACACATTGCTCACAATCAACGTCCGTACAATTGCAGGCCAGCAAGATATTTCTCGCCAGGCACTAGAGCGCGGAACAGGCATCGATTCATTTGTAATCGCTGACTTGATCAAGTCATGGCATACAACACTTGACTCACAGATCCTCAACGGTGCAGGCACAGCCGGCACAATCAAGGGCCTTCGTGCTTCAGGTGGAAACGCAATCACATTCACATCAACAGCGCCAACAGTCGGCCTGCTTTATCCAAAGCTTGCTGATGCGATTGCACAGATCCAAACAAATGCATTCGTTTCACCTTCACACTGGGTAGTTCACCCACGTCGCCTAGCCTTCTTGCTTGCAGCAGTGGACAGCACAAATCGTCCGCTTGTTGTTCCAGCAGCAAATGGCGCGATGAACGCAGTAGGCGTCGGCGGAGCACCAACATACGGAAACTCCGGATACCAGATGCTAGGACTTCCAATCATCACCGATGCAAACATCGGCACAACATACGGAACAACAACAAACCAAGATGAAATCTATTGCGTAACAGCAAGCGAATCTCATCTGTGGGAACAACCAGGATCACCATTCGCTCTTCGTTTTGATGCGACCGGCGCTGGCAACCTCACAATCAAGTCTGTTGTTTACGGATACGCCGCATACACAGCAGAGCGCTACCCACTTGCAGCCTCAATCATTTCAGGCACAGGTCTAAGCGCACCAAGCTTCTAATAGAAGCAAAGCACTAAATTGTGCAGGGCGAGTGGCCCACCCCCCGAGTCACTCGTCCTGCACTTCTAAACAGGGGGAAACAAATGAAGACAGCACACAAAGTAACAATCGGCTCGTGCGATCCAGGATCCGTAAACGGATCATTCGCATATAGACTGATTCAACTTGCACAGTCAAGAAGCAGCAGACTCGGGCCATTTGTAAGAATTAAAGGCTCTGGACTTTTATCAAAGCAACGCAACCGCATGGTCAAACAATTTCTGGATAACACGAATAGCGACTGGCTTCTTATGTTGGATTCAGACGAGCAGCTCACGACTCCGGCATTTGACGCCTTGATCGACACAGCCCATGACAAAGACCGCCCGATCGTTGCAGGCCTTGTCTTTGCAGGATTTGGAGTGCCAGGCAAGCCTTACCCAAAGCCAGTCCCGGCAATATTCCAGGACTCAGATAAGGGCTTCCTTCCACTTTACAAATACGACAAAAATGCAGTCTTTGAAATTGACGCAGCAGGAACCGGATGCCTACTCGTTCACCGGAGCGTTCTCGAGAAGATGCGCGAAGTTGCAGATCCAAACCAGGGCAAAGACTGGTGCTGGTTCTGGGATGGGCCAGTAAACGGCGAATGGATCGGTGAGGATTTATTATTCTGCCGAAGAGCAAAGGCGCTCGGATTTACGATCCATGTCAACACAGCCGCCATATTGCCGCACCAGAAGAGCTTCTGGATGGAAGAGATTCACCATGATATTTGGAAAGATTAAGAAGACCCGGCGCAAGCCGGCAAAGGAAACAGCAACCGCCGATCCCAAACTAGAACGCGCAATGCTGCCGAAACCGGAAAGAAGGACGAAGCGTGGCCCTAACTAACGCCTATTGCACACTTGCCGAATTGAAGGCATCGCTTGCGATTACAGACAGCGTGGACGACGTTCCACTTGAAGCCGCGATCACAGCGACCAGTCGCATGATTGATGACTACACCGGGCGCTTCTTTTACCAGAACGGAACGACGCAATCACCAGTCGCCCGTTATTACACACCACTCGATCCCTGGACAATGAACATGGACGACAGCGTTTCAATTACGCAAGTGGCTACAGACGATAACTTCAACCAGACATGGGATACCGTTTGGTCAACTAGCGACTACATGCTCGAGCCAGTAAATAACCCACAGCGCGGATGGCCAGTAAATCGAATCCTTGCAATTGGCCGATATGTTTGGCCGTATTATTTACCACAAGCATGCAAAATTACAGGCGTCTGGGGATGGACAGCAGTGCCATCCGAGATCAACATGGCAACCTTGATCCAAGCAGCTCGCTTATTTACACGCCGCCAATCACCGTTCGGAATTGCAGGAAGTCCAGACTTAGGCACAGTGCGCCTGGCAGCAAAATCT